GACGATGCCGGCGGCTTTCAGTTCGGCGATCTTGGTCGCTTTCTTCGGCGCATCGTCGACGTTGGCGTCATAGCTGAGGCAGTTGCCGTTCACCTCGGCATTGCGCGCGACGATCACGGCGGGGGCATCGGCGCTGGTGGCGTCGACGCCGTCATAGAGCACGGCGACCGCCACGGCCGAGCCGTCGGTATTGGTCGGATCGGCCGAGCGATATTTGCTCACGCCGCTCGGGTCGGCGATCGACACCGCCAAAGTGAACTGCGCGGCGGCGGCGAAATCGGTCGAGCCGTCGGCGATGGTGAACTTGACCTGGCCGTCATAGGCGACGCCGACCTCGGCCAAGCCGTCGAGCGAGCCGTCGGGGCGAATAACCTCGAAGCTGCCGGCGTCGGCGCCGGCCTCGATCAGCCGCGCGGTATAGGTGCCGACCTGCACGCCGGCACCGTAGGCCGGCGTGGCCTTGGTCAGCGTCCCGTTGCCGGTGCCGGTGAAGGCGGGCGCGCCCACGGTGACGGCGCCGGTGGCGCCGGCGACCAGGCCGAGCACGCTGCCGGCGGCGAGCACGCCTTCGCCGGACAAGATGACCGCGTTGTCGCGGCTATAGTGGCCGTCGGCCTCGCTCAAGATGAATTCGCCCGCGTGACGGGCTTCGCTGAGAGACATGGGGATGATTCCTCGTCAGTGGGGATTCGGTGAAAATTCCAGCCGCGGCTTACCGCGGTTACAGAGTCGCGCCGGCGTTTTTCAACGCGCGGTCCCAGCTCGCCGCCGCCGCCGCACGGTCGGCGCCTTGCACCGGCGAGCGGTTGGAGAGGCGGCGTTCGCTGGCGGCGTGCACGTGATCGAGCACCAGCGCGCGCACCTGGTCGAGCGCGGTTCCTTTGTTGATGTGATCCTCGGCAAAACCGTCCGGCATGGCGTGCTTGTGCGCCAGCGCGGTGATCTCGGCGGCGCGGGCGCGCTCGGTCTTGGCAATGACGGCACTCTCCGGTTCGGGCGCGGCGCGCTTTTGGTCGAGGGCCGCCATGCTCGCCTGCACGGCGTCGGCCTGGCGCATGATCGCGTCGTGTTCGCCCTCGATGCGGGTGGCGTCCGCCTTCGGAGTGTCGCTTTTCAACTCGTCCATCTTGGCCTTGGCGCGCGTCATCAGATCGTTATGGACGGCGCGCAGCACCTCGGGATCGAGCGCCGCAGCGGCGGCGGCGGCCACGGCGAACGCCGGGCCATGATCGGCGCCGAGCGCAACCGCGGCGACTTGGCCATAGTCGAAAACGTTGAGCACGGTGGCGGCGGTCGCCAGCGCGGCGCCGACAAGCAAAAGCACGACGAGCCGTTTCATGGGCTGTCTCTCCAGTTGGAAATCGCCGGGGCATCTCGCCTTGATCCTGCGGCCCCGGTCGACGGCGCAGGCGGCTGGTAAAATCAGTCGAACAACGCGCGCTGGCGCACGCGCATGCGCATGCGCGCGGCGGCGGCGTGCGAGAAATCTTCGCGGCGATCGATGGTCAGCAGGAACGCTGCGCTTTTTTCGGCGCGGGTCTGCGCATCGGGATCGGCATTGACCGTCACGAACGAAATCTCGTGCGGCGTCCAGCGGGTGACGATGCGCTTTTCGACCGCGCCCGGTCTATCCGCCGGCTCGATGCGCAGCTCATCGATCACGTAGCCGACCGACACGTTGCGGATGATTCCCTCGGCCACCAGCGTGAACATCCGATCGGCGGCCGGGTCGGCGCCCTTCGACGGAAAACGAACGACGGCGAGTCCCTTGCCGGCATCGATGCGCGCGTTTTCCACCACGCCGACCTGCGCATAGGTCGTCCAGGTCGAATGCGAGTCGAGCGCCGGCGCGCCGGAATTGAGCCGGTCGAGATTGACCGCCTCGCGCGATACGATCAGCACCTCGTCGAAGGGGATGGCGTCGCCATCCCAGCCGACCCAACGCAGCCGGCGCACGGTGGCGCCGGTGGTAAACACCACCTCGACGGTACGCGCGCCGATATCGACCGTCGAAATCGGCGCGGCGCGCGTTTGCATCGGCAGCGAAGAGGGCGATTGCATTGTTTTACCGCGTTGTTTGCTTAAAGCTAACCGCCGCCGGCCGGCGCGGCCGGATCGGCGACTTGGCCGGCGCCCTTGAAGATGCGGCGCGGATCGGCGTCGAGCGCGATGCCGCGGGCGTCGATTTCTTTCAACCAGCGCTCGATCTCGTCGAGTTGCGCTTCCGGCTCGAATCCCCAGCCGGCGACGAAATTCGCCCAGGTCAGCCGGCCCGCGCGCACCGCCATGATGTCGGCCTGCAGTTCCTTGATCGGGTCGATCGGCTCCCAGGCCGGAAAAATCCATTCGCGCGGATAGCCGTGCGCGCGACGCGGCAACGCGCCGATGTCCTGCGCGGCCGACACGAAACGGTCGAGCAAAGGATCGAACCACATGGCGCGCAGCGTGAGCCATTGGAATTGCTCGATGGCGCGGCGGAACTCGATCTTGCCGGCCTTCAAGGAGGAGAAATTCGACTGGCGGTGATCGCCGGTCAACTGATCGTAAGTAATGCCGGCGCCGGCGGCGAGCGTGAACCAGGCTGCGACCAGCACCGATTCGAATGCCATCGACGACGACGGGTTGATGGTCGTCAGTTCCTCGCCGGGCTCGCCGTAAAACACCATGCCGGGCGACAGCGTTTCCAATCGGCGCGAAGTGCGCGCCTCGGTTTGCGTCGATTGCGCCAGCGTGCGGGTGGCGTCGTTGGTTTTGACGAAAGCGGCGAGACAAGCCTCGATGCGCGCCTTGACGACGACAGCTTCCTCCAGATCGGCGATGTCGCGGCCTTTGAGAATGACCGGCGCGACCCAGGGCACGCCGCGGCCTTGGCCGATGCGATCCTTGCGATAGACGTGCAATACATCGGCCGCCGGCACGCGGCGCGAAGGACCGCGATCGAAAACCTGCGCATTGCCAGGATGCTGCGGCAACAGCCAAAAGGCCGCGCGCTTGCCGTCGGCGGTATATTCGATGCCTTGATCGATCACCGCCGCGCCGAAAGCCTGGTCGCGGACGCTGTCGAGGTGATCGGGCTCGTAAAGCTTGATCTCCAGCGGCACCTTGTTGGCACCGCCACGCAGCGGCATGAATTGCGCCAGCGTCTCGCCGGATTCGATCACGCAATCGCAGGCCAGCGCGCTAAGGCCATTGAAGTCGAGTTGGCCGTCGGCGTCGCAACCGCGCGACCACTCGGCAAAAAGATCGGCGGCCTTGCGGTTGAGCGATTTAGTACTGGTCTTAAAAACGGGCGTCACGCCGTAACCGACGGCATGGCCGCAAATGGTGCGCTTGATCTTGGCGCCCCACCATGTATTGCGCACGATATCGCGCGATCGCGCGCGCAGCTGCGGCAGCGGCGAGCGGGTGATCGCGTTGGCCGAGCCGTTGGAGGCAAACCAGCCGCCGGTACGCCGGCCGACGGCGGCACCGTCATAGCCGCCACCCGCCATGGCGCGGATGGCCGCACGATGCGCGGCGCGGTTAAAGCCATAAACCGGCGCCACGGCGGCGATGGCGCGATCAAGCATATTCATTGATCGGCCTGTTTCAGTCGCGGCAATGCTGGATGTAGGAGACGCGCGCTGGAGCGACCTCCGGCGAAATCTCCACGATCATCGCGTCGAGAATTGTCTGCATCTCGGCGAGCGAGCGATAGCGCACGCGCTGCTTGTCGGGGCCGGCGCCGAACTCGACCTCCAGCGCGCCGGTGGCGAGCGCCGCCTTGAGCGCGTCGATGTCGGCTTGCGTGTAGGCCACCGCGAATTCTCCGGTTAAAATGTCGAGGCGCGCGGCGTAAGAGCGACCTGAACCGCCGCGCGCCTCGCCGTGTCGCCCACGGCACGCGCCGGCTTGCCTGCCCATGGGGCGCGCGGGTACGACGGCCGCGCTTGACGCCCCGGCGCGTTTCAGATGGGAACTTGGCGGGGCTTGGGCGTTTCGCCCGGCAAGGTGATGGCGTCACCGAGCTTTTCCTTGGCCTCGGCGTCGGTCCAGCATTTGGCCGCGCCGACCTTGAGCGCGACGCCGGATTGCGCCCGCGCCGCGCTGTCGAAGGCGCGGACCTGCTGCGGCAATACGATCTCGCAAGCCGCGCGGCTGGCGAAGCCTTCCTCCGAACGGACGATAAATTTCGCTTGGCCGGTGAGGGCGAGCACGATCAGCAGATAGACGTGAAACACGTTATTTGCTCTTGAGCTGCGCGAGGCCGGCGTTGACTTTGTCGTCGACGGCGTTGGCGGCCTTGACCACCTTGGCGAACC